ATGATATAGAATCTGATCCTGATTGGTTTGATATTAATGATTATATGGAGGACTAGATATGGATAAAGCAGATATAGCAATATTAATATCTATAGCATCATTAATAATTAATATATTTATAAAATAGGAAAAAGTAGAATGGAGAGGTCTGAAATATGACCTCTTCATCTTTATATATAGAAAGAGTGTAAATATGGAAAATATTTGGAAAATAAACACACTAAGAGTCAAAGTTAAAAAGTATGATGATGATCCAAAAGATAATAATATTAGAAACGAAAATTATGTTCAGAAAGCAATAGATTATAAAAATAATAATAATGT